AGAAAGCACTTGTCGAAGTAAAAAAAAATGAATATTATGCGTGGCATATAGGCGTATAGCTCAGTTGGTTAGAGCGCTACGTTGACATCGTAGAGGTCTCCAGTTCGAGTCTGGATATGCCTACCAAGACAAAATAAGGGTTTACAAGCAATTTCAACGACTTGTAAGCCCTTTTTTTATGGTTTGAGTTTTGTTGTTTTGCCTAGATATTTTAAAAAATAGTAGAAATAATTAATAAACTTCTGTAAGTTTTCGGTTTTTTTTGCACTGTTTTGTTTTTTATTTTGCACTAAATAATTTGCACTTATTCTGCACTAAACAGAAAATCTAACGCCCTTGGTGAGACATTAGATCTTCTTGTATTCTATAGCGTATTACACTGCACTTGATATACGTGCAAAACCATTAGTTCCATCCAGACCAACAATATAGTTTGCTGGTGTAACAACGGCTCCATTTCCATCAGTAGTTAATAATGATTGCTCGCCATTACCAGCTTTACCCACATATAAGCGCGCATATTGAGTGCTAGAGGTATTGTTGGTATAGATAATAGAAAGACGTGCACCTTCGCCAGCACCACTACCAAAGCCTTGAGTTGCTACTTGATAGCCATCAGCACCATTACCACCAGCACCACGGCTACTAGAGTCAGTTGAAGCACCTAAATGGTTTGCCCCAGTCGCATTACCTGCTTGACCATTGGTTCGGGTTGCAGAAGCATATTCACCCACTATAGCCCACAAGCCACCATCACCTGCAATGCCATTAATATACTGATCGTTACCACCATCAATACCACCAGTACCCGCTTTACCACCTCCAGCTGTGAAAACGATATTAGTACCATCAATGGATAGATAGCTGGCTTCACCATCGATCCCTTTTAATGATGCTGGATTTGAATTAGCAACTAAGTCTTCATAGCGTGAAGATCCACCACCACCGCCTGCACCAATTAATAAGAATGACTTAGATTCTCCAGCCAGAATAGGGAAGACAACAGGTGTTCCTGTATAGACATAATCACCATTACCTGCTGATGATGTTAGCCCTTCAGTTTGTACAATAGACCAGTTAATATTGCCTGAATAACCGATTCTATTCGTTCCAGAACGATTCCAGACATTTACTGCAATTTCTGCATCTTGGCGTGTCAGGCTCCAAGCTTCGTGACCACCTTCAGGGGTGATTTGAATCGCATAGCGTGTATCAAGAAAGCTTATATTGCTGCCGTCTGGCTTTTTAATTTCCCAAGGTTCGCCTTGCTTAATTACACCAGCCATAATGACTTTGGGATACAGAGTAGCTAATCCATTGGATAAATTAGAAATTTGCTGTTGTAAGGATTCAACTGCATCAGAAATCTGCGTTTGCAATGAATTGCCGGATGTTTCTTGACCTTGTTGTAATTGCTGTAAACGGTCTTCAATTGCGGTACTGAGGGCTAGTAATCCTTCTTCAGTGGCTAATAAATTGAAGAGTTGAGTATTACTATTGGAATTAAGACTCGCTCCATTTAGTTCGAGTAGGTTTGCAAGCTCTTCTTGAATTACATTAAGCCAACTTGGCGTTAAATAAGTTGCATCCTGACCAGCCAAATCAGCATTATCATGAAAGCCACTTTTACCTGCACCATTAACATTATCGCGTGCATTTATGCTATCAATTCTTTTCATGATCGCCTCTTAAGTTCTTAGTACTTTGTTTTGTTCAAATTGAGAAATTAAATCTAACCGTTTAACAAACTGTTTGGCTGGATCCGTGCTAAACAGACTTTTGGCCACATTCTCGCGGTACGCTTCAGCCAACAAAGATATACCTTGGTCCGTGCTGAGCGTGTTAGATATGATTTGTTGAGCTACTTGTATGGCTGTTAATCGGATAGAAGCATCATTGGACGGATTATAGTTAGGGTTATTATTTCTATCAAAAGCTGCCCGATATCCTGAATAATCGGAACTTCGGCATTCTACACGGGTGTCAGATACTTGGTAGGTTATCGTCTGCCCCCACCATCCGCTTGCTCCAATTAATAAATTACAATCAGGCTTACTCATTTGTGGCCCCGAATTGGGTGTCCAAATATATGGATACCCTTCACATGCTTGCGTAGTAGTACATTTAACAGTGTTTACGGGAACAGCAAGGAAATCACCCGTTTGCTGATCATAACTCCAACTACTGCCACCTAATAATCTGATAGCATCTGTTACCGCTTGCCATTGCTGCATATCAGCATCGCTTAAAGACTTAACGATTGCACCAGTTAGGTCTAGCTCTGCATAACTATCATAATATTCACGTTGATTGGTTTTATATGCTGTGTAGTGAGCGGTACTATTTGTAGTGAAGGTAACTTCTGAATTAAGAATCCACTCACCCCAAGGCATATCAACAACCCAATCTATCCGCAAGTAAGCAGGTAAATAGTTTTCGATAATACAGCTCATATCAGCAGTCATAGGGTATTGGAATCTCAGAAAAACCTTATAGCGAAGTTGCTCTGTGTTCACTGGAGCGTTGCATGGTGCTGTACATTGCATTGGAAAATATTTAATGATATCAACCAATGTGACACCAAAAATCGCCAATAGTTGCTCTACGTAACTTCGATTAAGCACATTTCGATTAGTTCGTACCCATCTCAGTACATTTATGCGCTCTTCAATGCTCTGAGTACCAGGCACCATACATTGCATCGGTAAGCCATATTCTCGCTCGTAATCTGCTAATAGATCGACTGGAATTGCTTCCAAAACTTGAAGTAAGCGATGTGCATCAATATCCGCTTGCGCCAAGACTTTGGCATGAGCATATACATCATCTGCGACATGGGTCTGTTCAGCCGTGTCATACACGCCTTCAGGTAAAAGTTGCCGTAATACAGAAGCATATAGTTCAGTGGTTTTTTCTAAACTCATGATGAATACCCCACTGTGAGTGTGCCTAATCGTAACCAGTAGGTATGCATCCAATTCACAACGGGTACAACATTTGCCGCAGGTGTTAATACAACGTCAGCCACGTTCAAGACATTCATGATCCGAGCATTTAAAATGGATTCTTGGTAACTTTGAGCAGGACCCAGTTCGGCAAAATAATCACGAATTACAGTACGAACTTCTTCTAAATCGACACTGGAACCAGTGATGATGGCCGTGATATTTACGTTCTGTACAGTGGGTGAATAAATACGGCAATCTGCCCAAAATCCAGAAGTTTCATCAAGCACTAGCTGAGCAGATGCAATCAAAGCAGAGCTAGGCAGAGCAGGTGGGCTACCTGCGGCAGTAATAGCCACATCCATTGAACCTAGACCACGACGTTTAGGATAAACATAGACATGCTTTACGCCAGGTACTTCTTTAATATCATTTTCTAAATCGGCTGCTCGATCACGATGTGAACCTAAACGTTTCCGATTTAAAATACGTTCACGCCATACTTCAAGGTCTTCAATATCGGTTCCACCACCAATAGATACGACAGAGGCTGTACCACGAAGTCCAGCAGGTGGACTGACCCAAATCATTTGCTCGCCACTAAAGTTCCAAGCTGCTCCCATTTGGTCCGCTTCAACAGCAATCACAGTTTCTTGATTAGCAGCCAATAAAGTTGCAGTGGTCACTGTATAGAAATGACCCTTAGCATCAGTAATTTTCTGATCTTCAGATAAGGTCATTTCAACGTTAGAAATGGCTTTGACTGAACCCGAAGCTCGTCCACTGGCTGCACGTGGCACACCGACTTCTTCAGCATGAATATATAAATAGGGTTCATCAGCAGTTTGAGCAAATAGCTGATGCTGAATATAGTTTTGATGTTGATACAAACCTTCAACTACAGATGCAGTCCCTTCAGCACGTAAAGAGGCATCTGAATCTGTGGTGATACTCAAACCCGTTCGATTGCGAATCTCTTGCACAATCACTTGATGGATTTGGTAAAAGTTAAGAATCGGGAACATTTAGATACCTACAGGGACAAAATAATGAATGATTTGGGACTGGCCTGTGAGCTTGAACAAGTTGATAGTGAGGTCAACACGACCTGATTCACTACGATCTGCACTCACTTCGATTGAGCGAAAACGGTTTGGAACCATATGCTGAAGGGCTTGTTCTGCATACTGTCGTGCTAAGACTTTATTGCGCTCAACATCTTTGGACCGACGTAATTTATATAAATAGCTGCCTTGATCTGGACGGGCAAAGTGCTTACCGCGATGCTGATACAAGCAGATCAATACACTTTGAATCTCATCTTGAGAGAAAGCAGAATTTAAGCTCTCTAACTCATAGTCCTTGTCAGAAAAATCAATCGTTGCCATATCGATCTCACATTGCTTTATTAGGTCCAGGCGAACTACCGTGGACATGACCGTTATATGTGTCGCGCATCTGTTGCATGGTTCCTTTATGGTCCTGAACTTGACCATCGGCTTTAATATTTTTTGTGGATGCAATGTTGCCATCCACAAACAGATCACCTTTTACATGTGTGCCGTCTTCTTTTAGCCACACTGAATGCCCAAATTGGTCATAAATGCAGGTTTCACCTGTTTCAACATCAACCACGATTGCACCGCCTTTTGTTGCAACTACAACGGCTTTAGACGTTTTACCTTGCTGGGGAATCAACACGACTTTGACATCTTTAGGGATGTACGAGGCGAAGCCGACATGCTGAATGACTTCTACATCTTCAAGTACCTCATCGGTATAACCTTTGAGTTGAACGCTTCCAGCACCACCACGTGATACTAGACCTAAAAATGCTTGTCGGATTTGTCCAAGTCCCTTATTCACTTGCTTTTGGATAGCATCGATCATTTACGTTGCTCCTTATGCAATAAAGGCTGTGCCCAGTCGCCCTGACGTTGCATTCTGAGTTGAGTCAGCATGCCCGCATTACGCGATAAGGTTAAAGTGCGTCCCATAACAGCCCATTTTGCTGTTGCACGGGTGATTCGATTACTTTCAAAATTGACATAAAATCCCGTGGACCAAGTACGTCCGTCAACTTCCCAGCCTTGAACAGACGAGGTCAGACGATAGGCTTGAAGATCATTATCTTTTTTGATTTTATCGATGGTGGTATTGGCTTCAGACTGGGTTTCAACATCGGCCATCGTGACAATTTTGAGACGATTATGTGCGTTAGACGTGGACTTAAAAGAAGCTGCTAGGTTTTGCGCATTGCCATCTTGTCCGAGTAGTTTGATTTCAGAATACTCGTTAGATGCATCTTCAGTGTACTCAGCATCTAAGACATTATTGGTGTCATCAGGTTTATTTAGACGGAGTGCTGTAGCAACTTTATATGCATGAGCAAATGGATCACCAATAGATAAAGTACTGTCAGGCTCAAGCCAAACATGCTGACCAGTAACCGCAGCAGCTTTGACAATTGCATCCCAAATATTCTCTCCTGGTTCTACACTGATCTTATTTTTTAGCCAGGAGTTATTTTGAATATTGGTTCCCTTAAAGAGTCCTTTTAAATCACCGCCCATGACATACTTATTGATCAATTCATCAAGGGTCATTTGACGGCCATTAAAAATCGGTACTGAACAATCAATCAGTTGACCTGCTAAGTCCCGACCAGAAATAGAAAGTGCGTAGCCAGAACGGTCAACTTTTTCTTGAACCTGATCAGCAACTGAAGTGAGTAAAAGTTCATTCCCATAGTAAAGCTGTACCTTGGCACCTTTTCGGACGGCATTAGGTAAGACGTGGTCCTGCTCATCAAATAATGAAAATGACCAGGCATCAGCAGGGATATCAATTGCACTATCAATTGAAGCCATGTCCCATGTATTGATTTCAAAGCCTGCAATCAACAGCCTGACTTTTTTATCTGGCATAGACGGATACCTCCATACCTTTTAAAAGCAGAGCAGGGTTTTCAATATCCTGATTTAAGCGTCGGATCTCAGTCGCACGTGTCATGTCTTCATAGAGATAATGTGCCAGCCAATGAAAGGTGCAAGGCACTGGAATCACCATGGTGATAATGGGTGGACGAATTTCGATTAATTCTTGAATCTGTAAATGGATTTGATCAGCAATGTGCTTATAGTTTTGGATCAATGTGACTGCATCCAGATCTAAGCTGCCATATTCACGTTCAGCATTGATTGCTGCTTGAATTTTTTCACGTGTATTGGCTCTTACCTTGGCAAGGTCAATCGGTGTCATGCTAATTTGTTTTTGTTGTGCAGTCGGATTTTGCTCAGGTTTACTTTGTAGTTCGAGCATTTCTTCACGTGTGGTTTGGACGACTTCCTGAGTAATCGCAACAACAGAGGCAACTTGTGTAGCACGCCAAAGCTGTTTTAATTCTTTGGGCGTAGCGGTTTCATCAAAAATATTATCAAAGCGTTCTATGCGCTGAATGACATCCCGCCACTGGGAAAGTGCTGAAATAGAAAAATCAAAATTCACTAGACCGCTAATGTCATCTACAAGTCCAGTAGCCCATACGTTGGGGCTAAGAATATCTTGAGTAGTTTTTTTGGCCAGATTTAATCCTGTTCTAACGGTTTGTAGGGCATCTCTAACGTTTTTAACTACACCATAGAATTGTTCTGGTTGTATTGCCTTGAGCTTTTCTAACGCTTTCTTAAATTGGGCGGCTGGCGATTCAATAACATCTAAAGCGGTTAATTCTGTAGCGGTTTGAATAGGAATAAACAGCTCACGCTTCTCAGTTTTGACGACTAAAAAGTTAATGCTAAA